GATCCTTGTTGGGATAGCCATAAAATGGTCGGTATGAAATCTAAAGGTGGCAAACAAGTACCAAACTGTGTACCTAAAGAAGAAACACAAGATGGTGCTAAGAAATTAGTTGCTAAAATTATGAAAGAAAAATTTGGTGCAACAAAAGATTTAACAGAAGCAAGATGGGAAATAGAAGGTAAATTAAGTTACAAAGGAATAGGTAGCTATGATAACTTTCATATGGTCGTTGACGCTCCTAACAAAGACAAAGCCGAAGATAAGGCATATAGCGAGTTAGATAAAGCAAGAGCAAGAAAAAAAATAGGACCAGGTGGTGGCGGTAGAGTTGAAGACGCTGAAGTTGAGTCAATAGAAAAAACTAACGATAAGTTATCAGCTCCTGAAACTTACCAAGGAGGAAATTAAACATGAAAAAAGATTATTTTAAAAGTAAACCAAATAGCCTAGAAGCTATGGCTAAAGATATGCAAATACACACTAACGAGTCTGATTACCAAGATAAATTCAAATCTGAATTAGGTAAGACAGGTAAATCAGGTATTGGTAGTATGACACCAAAAGAAAAAACTGCCTTCTTTACTAAAATAGATAAAATGCATACGGCAAAGAACGAAATTAAAGAAGACGTATCAGTTTGGGAACAAGCAGCTGACGACAAAGAGAAGTTAGCTAAAGAAGCAAAGTATTTAAAAGTTGAAGACAAAGACAAAGCAATTCCACCAATAGATAAAGACAATAAACCTGGTGTTAAGATCGCTAAGATTAGAGCAATGAAAGACGGCGAAGATAAAGGCGAAGAAGATGTTGAAAAACTTAAAGGTCAAGTTGATCTATTGAAAGTAAAATTAGAAAACGAAAAAAACAAAGCAGTTAAACCAGTACCTAACAAAGATACAGGAGAAGTACCTCTATCAGTTGGTATTGCATACAAGCATTTAAGAGATAAGATGAAAACTGAAACTGCTGATGTACCTAATAGAGGCAGTAAAGAGAAAGAGTCTCTTTCACTAGATACTCCAGTACAAAAAGATAAGGTTCTTCCGAAAGACAAGGGTAAAACTATGACGAAGCAACCTCAAACAGACGTAGAACTTAATCCTAAACTTAACTTATCATTTTAATCTAGGTATAATCTTATTATGGATAAATTGCCTAGAATATATTGTGATATGGACGGTGTTCTTTGCGACTTTGTAAAAGGCATTGAGAAGTTACATAAGATTAAAATTTCCAACTGGTCATATGGTAGTAAGCAAGAAAAATGGTCTCTAGTAAAGAGTACACCTAAATTCTGGCACACATTACCATGGCACACAGGTGCAAGACAACTATGGTCTTACATAAAGAAACACGATACTCATATACTATCAGCATACGTAGAAGAAAGCTTTGATCCTAACTGTATACCAGGGAAAAGATATTGGGCAACGACAAATCTTGGTTTAGGACGTAACAAAATCAATCTAGTTAGAAGATCAGAGAAGCAACAGTACGCAAAATACAATGGTCAACCAGCCATTTTGATAGATGACTACAAGAAAAACACAGACCAATTCACTGCCAGAGGTGGCATAGGAATTGTACACACCTCAACATCAAATACTATCCGACAGCTTAAACAGCTAGGTTTTTAAATATAAAACTCTTATAAATACCAGTGTTATAACAACAAAGTTAATTAATTAATTAAGGAGAAAACAATATGGCTTTATGGGGAAACGATATTAAACCCAAGAACCTAACTACGGCTGAGAAAAAGGAAGTATACGCTACTTCTTCAGGCTGGGTTAGAGAAGCGGGTTCTATTCTTTCAGGTAATGATAACACGGCTGCTACACCAGAAGTTTTGGTTGCAGTAAACCAACTTGCAACACTTATGGGTTCAGGTAACATCACTGAAATAGAATTTATTACGACAGCATTTGATAAATCTGCTGGCGCAACACTACAAGCAAGAGTAAGATTTAATGAAGACGTAACTGTAACAGGTACACCACAATTATCAGTAGTAAATGGTAATGAAGGTGCTGGAACAGGTAGAGGTCCTCACGTATTATCTTATACTGCTGGAACAAATAGTAACGAATTGACATTTAGTTTAGTAATTGCAGCTGACAACGCTGCTACTAATGCTGACGATGTACTAACAATCGGTACTAACGCATTGGCACTTAACGGTGGTACAGTAAAAGATAGAGGTACGGCAACGAACTCTACAATTACTAACGCTGCTAGTATAGGTACTGCTGCTGGTTCAATTACAGTTGTAGCATAATAAACAAGTTTGAACACAACATGGTATTCGTACCGAATTGTTAGAAAAATATTTTGATTTTAACAAGTGTGGAACTTAAATTATAGAAGAAAAAACTATAAATTAAATTAAAATAAAGGAAACAAAAAACAATGGCAAACATTACAAAAATACACCTAGAAGATTCTGATGATTTCAACAGAGTTGCTGGTGGAAAAGTTAAAAGTACAGTTACATTCAATGAAGATGTACTCGTAACAGGTAACCCTTACTTAAATATGGTAGTTGACATGACTAACGGTCCTGCTGTAAGTGAAGGCAACAGTGCGAGAGTAGCTTGGTTAGATTACGTATCTGGTTCAGGTACAGACGAGTTAGTATTTGAAATAACTTTAGGTGCTGATGATGTAAAATCAGGACAAGAAGGTGACGTACTTAAATTTGGTACAAATGCTTTAGCATTAAACAATGGCACAATCAAAGACAGAGAAGACGCAGACGCTACTATTACAAATAGTCAAGCAATTGCTGACGCTGCTGGTAGTTGTGACGTTTACGCTCCGGCATAGTAACACAATTAATATAGGGGTCCTAAAAAGCCCCTATATAATATAACAACAATGATGTAGTCAAATGGCTACAGTACAATTCCCTTAATACATATGGGGTTTATAGGAGAAACAAAAAATGGCAGACAAAAAAGTAACACAACTTTCAGACCTAGGTAACGGTCTTGATAAAGTAGATTTATTTCACGTGATAGATGATCCAGCTGGAACACCAATCAATAAAAAAATATCAGCTGAAAAAATCTTTAATAACGTTCCAACTTGGATCGCATTAAAACAAACAGCACAAACAGTTACAGCAAGTGGGTCAGCACAAGCAGCCGATCTATTAACAGCAGTAACTTTGATTGACGCTACTTCAGCAATTGGAACAATTTCATTAGCATCAGCGACTACAGATGGACAAATTAAGACAGTTCTTAATTCTTCAACTGGTGGTACTAATGCAGTGACAATAACACCAGCTAACTTTAAACAAGGTACAACAGTTACATTAAATGCTCCAGGTGAGTCAGTAACTATGATGTATAAATCATCTTTCTGGTATGTAATATCAGGAGAAGGTCACGTAGTAGCATAACATATAGGATAAATTATGATAATTGATGAAAAACTATTAACAACGGAAAGAGAATCTTTAGTTCAAGAATTTGAAACTCTTTCTACTAAAATAAAAAGTGTAGACATGAATTTAGCACAGATGAAAGGCAATTTAAATGCTTTAAACGGTGCTATTCAACAAATGGATAAACTTATAAAATTAGGAAATCAAACAGATGAAAAAATTTAAATCTTTCGTAGAAGAAAAAGATTTGAAGGAATTTGAGGAGGATGTTTTAGCAGGTGGTAATAAGTCTGCTGAAACACCCGATCCAGATAAACAAATTAAAAAGGAAAACAAAGAAGATGAAAACGTTTAAAAAATACATACACGAGGGTGTTGATGGTGTTGGTGTTGAAACGGCTAACAGTCCTGCTGATAGCAATATCGGTGTTCACAACATTGAAAACCCAGATGTACTTAAAAGAGTTAATGCTTTTGTAGGTGCTATCGCTGAGAGAGAATACATTAATCCATCTTTTGCAATTGACGAGTTAAGAGAAAAACTTAAAACAACAGGTTTAACTCTTGGTCCAGTTGACATGAGTGGAGATAACGGCACAGTTACAACAGAGGTGTCACAATTTGGTGGAAGATTTGGTAAGGACATAGATGGTTCTGATATTAATGATGATGGTATATCTCACAGAAAAGAGGGTGGCCTTAAACTAGAGGTTAAATACGAAACATTAAAAACAGGAACTTGTAAAGTCTACGCTAAATTGGTGTAGATATGTTTAGAGAAATAACCAAAGATAACTGGTTGCTTTTTGCACAGCATTATTATGATAATCCTACTCTAGAAGATGAGAAGGAATTTTATGAAGATATTAAAAGAATAAGGTATCTCAAAAGGTTATTTCGTAAGTATAGTGTTACAGGAAACTTAAAGGTAAGACTTGTAGTTAATCACTTGATAGTTTTACAAAATGTTTTTGGAGCTGAGGTTGCAATTGCCCTACTATTGTTTAAGATAGACATGAAGTATTGGGGTATATTAAAAACCTTTTTAGAATATTTGGAGTACATATATCCACATGAACTAAACGACCAAGAACTAGATATTAACATTAAAAAAATGTTAGAGGAACTATAATGAACAGAGGCGTAGATTTATTAATAACATATAGAATAGTAAAGATGTTAGTTACACCATTTAAAAAGCAAGCTGCTTTTAAATATGGTATAATAGATGACAAAGGTAATGTATTAAGAAAATACAGAACCATACAAACTACAGCAGAGAAAAGATCATACTCTATGCTTCATAGATTCGTATTCAATCTTAAAAGAATATTAAGTAAAGTAGGTATTAAAGGATCTCTAGGTTCCTTTGCAGTTGCAGCCGCTTTATTATTTAAAGAAAATAAAGAAGTAGAAAAACACCAACTGGTAATAGAATCGGCAGTGATCACCTATCTCAAAATGATCGATAAATACGAAACCATGATAGCTGAAAGTATAAATATACCGACTATAGACGATACGCCAGTTACAAATTGTTTCGGCATAGATGTGTTTGAACAAAACGGAGAACTAATATCGGAGTTAGAATATGACAAAACATTATAAAAACATGATGGACGAAATCATCAACAAGATGGACGAGGATGCTCCAGTGAATGCCACTGGTACTGCTGTTGCAGGAACAGGTGACGACAATAGCGTTCATACAAAGAAATCAGAGTTAACTAAAGGTATGTTAAAAAGAGACCCTTTATCTTTAGCTAAACCTGTAAAAACATTTAAAGAAAAGATTAGAGAAAGTGATGACAATAACAATATAGTTTTAAAAGGTGTGTTAGATAAAATTGATAGTATAGAAGTTAAGATTGATGAGTTAACAGAACCTAAAGGCGAATTAAAGGTAGAAGAAGTTAAAGAATATAAAACTTTCAAAAACAAATACAATGTTTAAATTTAAATCATTTAAAGAGTACGTTGATGGTAGTCATAGCAAAACAATGCTTGCACATAAAGACCATAAAAAGAAAGAAGTTAAAGAAGTAATAGGTGCCGTTGGTGTAGTAGGACCATCAGGTCCTGGTTTAGGTCAATACAAACCAATGGCAAGTATGTCGTTACAAGCATCAGCCAAATTAAAAAATTCACCTTTACATAAGTATCTTGTATCAAAAGGAATTTTAAATGACAAAAAATAGACTAGACATATCAGATCAAACAGCTATATCAATGCCGATGAAGAATTTAATTTCTATCGTGGCCGCCGTGGCCGTCGGAGTTTGGGCATACTTTGGTGTATTAGAACGTATTACAATGTTAGAAACTAAAAGTACACTTGCAGAAAAAGACTTAACACAAGTAACTTCTACATTAGGATCCGACATAGAAAAAAATAACGAATTTAGAATTAAATGGCCGAGAGGTGAATTAGGTTCCCCACCTGCCGATTCTGAACAGTATATGCTTATTGAACACATTGCAGGACAACTTGAAGATTTACAAGAAGGTCTACAAAAGATGATGAACAATGGCGTAAACATAAAAAGATTACAAGAAGACGTTAAAATGTTAAGAGATGACGTTGAAAAATTAAAAGATAGTAATAGAAATATAATCTATTCAAACGGAAACGGAACAACAAAAGAGTAAATATGAATAAAATAATAACTTTAATATTATTATTCTTTATAACAGCTGTATATGCAAACACAAAACTTTACACAGGTGGTGAAAAGTACGAAGAAGATAAAGTGATTGCATTAACATTAACAGCCGGCGGTCAGCGAATTGAATACGTATACAAAGAAACTTTAGGCCAATGCTTAAAGTCTAAAAGAATAGCAGACAGAGAAGTAAATGGCGAAAGAGTAATCTTTGCTTGTGAAATAGTCAAAGGACTATTACAAGAAGACAAACAATCCAAATATGGTATAAGATTATTAAAAATAATAGAATAACAAAGGAAATAATATGGAAGATGTAAATTTAATATGGGAACTAATGATGAAATTCTGGCAGTTTACTGTATTAGGACTATTGATAATAATTGGTGGTCTAATAAACATATCGGATAGAATTAATCTTAAAGGTAAAGTAAGAAACTTTAAGTATGACGAGTATCCACATATGCAACCAATCAAAATTAACACAGCAGGTAAGGGTTTTTGGGGAGCAATATGGTTATGGATGACCTCTGTAAGAAAATGGAAAGTTGCGAAAGATTTTAAGTTTGAATTAAGAGGTGACTCATACATCATACCTGAAGGCTTTGTATTTGATGGTGCAAGTGTACCAAAATTTCTTGCTTCATTTCTATCTCCAGTAGGTGTACTACTTATTGGTGGATTAGTACATGATTATGCTTATAAGTTTTCTGCTTTAAGAACCTTCAACTCTACCAAAGGTGCAATGTTACTTTTAGATAAAGCTGAATGCGATAGAATTTTTAGAGATATTAACATAGAAGTTAACGGATTTCATCTACTAAACTATTTAACCTACTGGACTTTAAGAGGTTTTGGTTTCGTGGCTTGGAACAAACACCGAAAGGTGAATGCCAAAATAAAATAGGAGAACACATATGATTAATCACATAAAAGAAAGATGTAAAGAACTATCATCACTACATGGTGGTGTTTTAATTGCATTAGGACTAGTAGTCTTATTTGCAAGTCCAATTGCTAAACTAGCGGCTTGGGCTGCTATTGCTTACGGAGCATGGGCTATCTGGAAAAAGGACTGAATATAATCCATGATAGGATTTAGATTATTTTTTATAGGCATAATCGCCAGTGCTATATTAGGTGCTGGTGTTTATGTTATGAAGTTACAAAAAGATAACGCTATCTTAAAAGGTAATGCTATCAAAATGGAATCAGCAATCGCTGATCAACAGAGTTTAATCGTAAGTCAAAAGAAAGACTTTAATGATATACTAGACGCTAACAAGAAGATGAATGAGTTAGTTACTAATTTAAAAAGAGATTTAGATGAACTAGATAAAAGGTTCGGTAAAAAGAATAGAGACATTGGCAAACTGGCAATAGAAAGAACAGGTGCCATTGAAAGAGTTATTAATAAAGGAAGTGACAATGCTACACGATGTATTGAGATCGCAAGTGGGTCACCTCTAACAGAGGAAGAAAAGAATGCAACCAAGAAGACACAGATTAATCCTGAATGTCCTAGTCTTGCTAACCCTAATTACGTTCCTTACTAGTTGTAGTAGCGTAAAGAAGTTAAGCATATTTAAAGAAGAGGTGCCAAGAGCACAGCTTAATTTAGATAAACCTACGGCATTACAGTTAGAAAAAATCAAATGGATTATTATTACCTCTGAAAATGCTGATGAAGTCTTTAAAAAATTAGAAGAACAAGGTCTAGATAAAGTATTATTTGGTCTTACTGATAAAGATTATCAATTAATATCAAAAAACTTTGCACAAATAAGAAATCAACTAGCGATTACCAATGATTTATTGGATAAGTATAAAGAATATTATGAAAAAGAGGAAGAATTAAAGTAATGGATTTAGATTTTGCAGCTCAGTTAATGAGATTATGGCCACTTTTCTTAGGTTTCATAACCCTAGTGATAGTACTTGCTAAAATGCATGCTACAATACAGGTATTGGAAGAGAAAGTAAAGGTTGCCTTTCAATTAATCAACAAATTATCAGACAGAAAATAAATAATTTTCATGGGAAACATCAACCTAATATTACTTACATTGGTATTAGTTTTGTTCTGCTGGGAACTTTACAAAATTTGCAATAAGTTATAGAATAACGAATCATTTATTATAAATATTCTTATCAATAAAGGGAAAACTTATGAACAAATCAATAGTAATAGTGGCAATTTTAACACTCTGTACACAGGTAGCTGCGTCAGAATTGACATTTAAATTCAACAGTCCATCGTTTAACGGAAATGGACAATCATCACACTACTTAACTATTGAAAATATTGAAAAGACTAGACGAGACGCCCTTATAGCAAAGAAAAAAGCAGACGCTAAAGCACTTAAAGATGAAATTAATGGCACAGCAGTTGCTAAATTCAAAGCAAATTTAGAGGCAAGATTTTATACTGCTCTTGCAAAACAAATTACAGACAACGTATTTGGTGCTGATGGTCTTCAACAAGACTCAGGTACATTTACAGGTACAAATGGCGAAACAGTTGCTTGGGTAACTCCTGCAAATACAGGTAACGTTGTTGTAACCGTAACAGAAGCAGACGGAACTGTAACAACATTTACAATGCCTAAAGAGGACAACAGTTAATATGAATATTACATTAAGAAATATAGCAATAATTTTATTGTTATCTATTTTTGTATCAGGTTGTTCATCTACAATGGCAAAAAAAGGTTATTTAAAAACACAATCAATTGCCTTTAAAGAGTTAGAAACAATCACACAACCAGAAGGTTCTCCTATTATCATAGCAGTTTACGACTTCAATGATATGTCAGGTCAAAAGAAACCAGGTGGTAACTATGCTTCAATGTCAAGTGCCGTAACTCAAGGATCATATCAAATACTAATCAAAGCATTGCAAGACGCAGGTCATGGTAAATGGTTTAGAGTGGTAGAAAGACATAGTTTAGCAAGTTTATTACAAGAAAGAAAACTAATTAGAACTACTAGACAAATATCAGATGGTGAACAAGCAGAGTCATTACCAGCTTTACTATTCGCTGGTGCATATGTAACCGGTGGTATTGTAGGATATGACAGTGATGTTATGTCAGGTGGTGCTGGCGCTAGAGTATTAGGTCTACAAGCACACAAAGAATACAGACAAGATATTCTTTCTATAATGTTAAGATTAATTAATGTACAAACAGGTGAAGTTATTATTTCTACAACTATTGAAAAAACAATTTACTCAACAAGTACCGGTGCAGATGTCTTTAAATATTTTGACGCTGATACAATGTTAGTAGAGATAGAAGTAGGTTATTCTAAAAATGAACCAGTTACTTTTGCAGTAAGAAAAGCAATAGAAGCAGGTGTTGTATCTTTAATTAAACAAGGTGCAGAGTTAGATTTATGGAAATTTGGAAAGACAGCTGAAGAAATGTCTTTAGAAGCAGAACAAAAAATGACACAAGAATTAGATAAAAAATCTGAAGCGAAAGAATTAAAAGCACTAGAAAAAATAGTGGAAAAAGAAGAAGTTAAAAAACTAGATGATGAACTGACACAGGAGGAAAGTACAGATGAAGAAGACACTACTACTACTACAGTTGTTGCTGATCCTAGTTCTCAACACAGTAACTAATATCACATACGCAGACAGTTCTGGTAATAATGCATACATTTTACTAGATGATAGTTCTGGTGCAGGTGCCGGAGAAACAGTTTACATAAAACAAGAAGGGTATGACAATTGGATTGGCAGTTGGACTAATAAACAATTTGAAATTACAGGCACAGGAAACACCGTCAATATCGTACAGATTGGATTTACCAACGACTTTGAAGATTACTCCTCATTTGATTGTACTAATTGTACTTTAGATGTTAATGTTAAAGGTAGTAATAACGCTGTAGGAATAGACATGGACGACACCGGCGACTCAGGTTGGTGGATAGATATTGATATTAGAGGTGGTGATAACCTAGTTTTAGTCAGCGATACTCCTGATGGTAGTAACGTAGCAAATCAAAACTATGATATTGATATTGATGGTACTGATAATCAAATGGAGTTTCATGTTAGGAACGGTTCAGGTGGTGGTCACTACCTATATGCCTACATTTTTGGTGATGATAATCATGTAGAGTACTACATGGGAGATGGTTCTGTAGGTAAGAATACAACAGCCAATGCAGCCATAGGTCCTTACAATTCAATCAGTCACTCTCAGGTAGCAAATAAAAGTTTAGCGTCAATTGATTTTTACATAATTGGATCTAGTAACAATATAAAAACAGAATCAAGAGGCGAAACTAATTACATGCTTATTGAATTATTTAATGGTTCTTCAAACAATGCAATTAGACAATCTCCTGTTGGTAATAGTGCAGGCTTTGAAAAAGTAATGCAATTTGGTGATAACAATGAATTAGCGTTAAGATTAAACGGCAGTAATAGTTTAATTGGTATATATCAACAAGGTAACAATAACATTATGAATTTAAATTATACCACTTCAGGTGCTACATTGTATACTTCACAAACAGGTGGTAACAATACGGCTAATGTAACTGTAACTGGAGATAGTATTTACGATTATACATTAAACTTCACACAAGACGGTTCAGATACTTGTACATATTCTTTCAATAGAAATACACAATCAGCTGATGTAACAGCAACAGTAGCCAACGGTTGTTAAGATGAAAAAGTTTTTAACAATAGTATCAGCTCTGATACTTTTTACAACCCAAGCATTTGCTATTCCAGTAGTAGGTACTGTTTATCAAAAAATGGGTACAACATGGGTTGAACGTGATTCAAATAACATAACCATTCAAAATTCAGGTTTTGAATTATACATGGAGGATTTCTTACAAACAGGTGAGGATGGTGCCATGAATATTGAGTTTGTTGATGGTACAAAATTTACACTTTCTCCTAATAGTGAAGCAATCATAGATCAATTTGCTTTTGATACAAGCGTTATACCAATAGAAATTGCTATGGCCGTAGATATTAATGTAGGTTCTTTTACATATGAATCCGGTAGTATATCAAAAATGGGTGGTGAAGTAAAGATTAGTACACCATCAGCAACAGTCACAGTTCAAGGTACTGCTTTTTCAGGTAACGTTGATGTAAATGGTAGAACAACTATTACATTGTTACCAGATAGTACAGGTAATGTAGGACGAGTTACAGTTAGAAACGAGGCAGGTTCAAGTACAATAACAAGAGCATACACAGCCGTTACAGTACTTTCAGATAGTTTAAAACCTTCTTTTCCAGACCCTCTATCTACTAACGAAAGAAAAAAATTGTTTGATTTAGATACAAACGAAGAATCAATTGAAGATAAAATAGACGATCAAAGAGATGGAAAAGAAAGAATAAAAAAACTAAAACAAATTGAACTACAAAGTAAAAAAAATAAAGAACCACTTGAACAAGTTGAAGAAGTCATAGAAGAACTAGAAACACAAGAAATTAAAGAAATTGAACTAGATACTTTTGATGTACAAGAAGAATCAAAAGACAACTCTATTGAAATGAAAGAAGAAAACTTTGATGTAGAAGTTACTGCTGAAGAAGCTGGTAATCTTGAACAAGATTTAATGACCGAAGAACTTACAATTGTTGAATCAACTTCAACAGAGTCAATTGTAATCGTTGAAGATTTTAAAATAGAATCAGAACCTCTAGTAAATACTACCGAA